ACATAGGTAAATCATTTAGTGCTGAGATAATTCTGCGAAAACCTCTTGCTCTTTTTTCTAATTGTGTTATCTGTGATTCTTTAGTCATAGTCTCTCTCCAATATCATTTCTAAATAGTGAATTGCTTTTTCTATATCTTTTTGTTTTCCTTTTTTAGAGTGTCTACAAATATATTTAATTGCATTACCCTCTGCAAATAATAATTGATTTTCATTTATAAATTGAGCAGGTTGAATCTTCATACCTTTGTAGTGGTCTCCATCAATTTGCTTATCTAAGCTATCATAAGCAACACCTTTAAACATTTCTTTACTTGGCATTATAATATATTATCCATTCTTCTTAATTGTTTTTCTGTTGGTTGTAACATAGCATTTAAATCATCAATTGTCAACTCTGGATTTCGTTTTAATTTTTTTACTATCCATTTATAAGACCAGGGTTGTAGTCTAAATTGTTCTTGTCTATCATAATAATGAGTTTGATTAGGAATAAAATCAAATACATTTTTATAATTAATCTTACTAGCTTCTTGTTTAGATAACAAAGACTGTAGCCATTCAACAAGAATATGCTTTGCTTTTCTTCTTATAGGTTTCATTTTTTTACTGTTCATTACTTTACTTCTATAAAATTTGTTTCTCTATCAAAGTATTTATATTCAACAGTTACAGGTTTAAATTCATCTAAGCAATCTATAACATCAGACTTTTTAAATTCTTTGCATGAGTAAACATCTAACTGAATTAAAGCAGGGTTCTTTTCATCCCATGTATGAATACTAATATGTGAAGTATCTATAATAGCAACACCACTTAATCCTTTATTTCCTTTTTTAGAAACTCTAGATGAATATGGACCTGCAAGTATATTCATATTTATTTTATTAATTAATTTTTTCATCCAACTAATTGTTTGTTCTTCATCCTTTGGAGGATTTTGTACTTCAGCTTTAATTAGCAGATGTTTGTGTACTAGTTCTTTTTCCATGATTTTTTAATTGTTCCTTATATTGATTTGTAATTTCATCTACATTAGGTTGTTTAACAACTTCAGCTAACATAACATTCTTATTAGAATATTTAAATACTCTTAAACCTTTACCACTATTAGCATCAGAATGACACTCCCATTTATGAGGACAAAACATACATCCAGTAGCTAAAGTTTTATTACCATTCTTTTCTGTTTTATAATCATAACATTTTTCTGGAGGAGTATCTTGTTCTAAAGCAATATTTAAATTTTTAATTAAAGATTTAACATTTGGTTTAGCCATATCATCTGGTTTGTAAAAACATATATCACCACTTGATTTATCAACTACAAGAAAACCTCCTGCTTTTGTATCACATCCTTCTTCATATGCTGCTAATTGTGCATGATAACCAAAAGGGTCATCACCTACTATCTCACCTGATTGAAACTTTTTAAAACTAAAAGGTGAAGCTGATTTAACATCACATACTTCTCCATCAATAATACTATCTATATGTCCTGATACTCCTGACACTTCAACTTTTCTTTGTTGGTCTTTGATTGTATGTCCTGCTAACTCTGCTAAATATAAAACTAAATGTTCAATAATATGTCCATATAAAAATTTTAAATTTAATCCTGTGTCTTCATCTTTTCTATCTTTAGGACTATGTTTATCATACCATAGTTGTCTTGCAGGTTTACCAATAGAAGACATTCTAAGTTTGCCTTCATACTTTTCTGCTTTTACTTGAGAAGTATTCCAAGCTAGAATAGCTTCTTTAATATTATTAAGAAAAACATTTAAGTTTTCCTCTGTCATGTTGGCAGGTTTACCAGTAGATATATC